GAGAGATTAACACAAACAACAAGAAACGATTTATTATTTAGTTACTGGAACTTATTGATTGAGTTAATCACTATGGCCGCACCGATAGGAAATTCTAATGCCGTAAAGGGCAAGATGTTTTACGACAGGCTCCGCAAGGCGCTGACGCAAGAGCCGCATCGTCTTGAGAAGATTGTGGGTCAATTGATTACACAAGCAGAGATGGGCGAGGCTTGGGCGGTTAAAGAGATTATTGACCGGCTCGATGGCAAGGCCGTGCAGACTAACCAGGTTGAGAACTCCGATGGAAGTCCGCTGCTCTCTGGCATTCAAGTCATGTTCGTAAAACCCCAAGATGCTTGAGGACGATTTACCAATAACGGAACAACTAAACCAAGTTGTTGCCCAAGCAAAATTCCCCATAAAGCTAACTTTTCTGTTTGAGCCCAAACGATACAAGATTCTGTACGGTGGGCGCGGAGGCGCCAAGTCTTGGGGAGTTGCCAGGGCATTACTTATTAAAGCAGCTAAAGACCCCATCCGCATCCTATGCGCCCGTGAGTTTCAAGTCTCCATCAAGGATTCTGTACACAAGCTGCTGACAGACCAGATTCACAGTCTAGGCTTAGAGTCCTTTTACGAGGTCACCCAGACCAGCATTCGCGGTAAGAATGGGTCCGAGTTCTTCTTTATTGGCCTTAAAAACAACATTACCAATGTCAAATCTTTTGAGGGCGTAGACATTTGCTGGGTCGAGGAGGCTCAGACTGTTTCTAAATCCAGCTGGAATGTCCTTATTCCGACCATCCGTAAGGATGACTCCGAGATATGGATTACCTTTAACCCGGAGCTAGAGACTGATGACACCTACCAGCGCTTTGTATTGGCGCCGCCTACTAATGCGGTAGTCCAGAAGATTACTTGGCGCGATAACCCTTGGTTCCCTATGACCTTGCGGGAGGAAAAAGATAACCTCCAGATGCGGGACACCGAGGCTTACAACACCGTCTGGGAAGGCCTTTGCCGTAAGACCGTAGATGGCGCTGTATTTGCCAATGAGATAACCCGTGCTGACTTAGAGGAGCGCATTACCCGCGTTCCATACGACCCAATCAAGCCCGTCCATGCGGTTTTTGACCTTGGCTGGTCGGACAATACGGCCATTTGGTTCGTCCAATTTATCGGTTTTGAGATCAGATTAGTCCGGTACTTAGAGGACAGTCAAAAGACCATGTCCTATTACATGGCCGAGATGCAAAAGCTGGGCTATCACTATGACACCATCTGGCTGCCTCATGATGCCGAGAACTCAACTTTGGCAGCTGCCGGGCGCTCGATTGCCGATATTGTCAGAGCTGCTGGATATAAGGTGCAGATTGTGCCGAAAACCCCAACTGCGGACTCCATCAATGCGGCCAGGACAATATTCAACAAGTGTTATTTTGATAGAGAAAATTGCCATCAAGGATTACAATGTTTAAGACATTACCGATATGATGTGGACCCAGATACCAAGCAATTCAGTAAAACGCCGCGACACGACATTTATTCCCACGGTGCCGATGCGTTTAAATATCTTGGATTAGTGGTGAATGAGCCCCGTAAATCGGTAGCAAAACAAGCCGTGCGACAGCCGGCAGGATCATGGATGGGATGATTATGGCAAACGACCAGCGTATACAAGACGCACAAAAATTCTTGAGATTCGCCAATGATGCGGACTCTTACAATCGCCAGGATGCCCTGGATGACCTCAAGTTTTCCTCGGGAGACCAATGGCCAGTTGAGGTGCAGAACTCCCGCAACTTAGAGGCTAGACCCTGCCTGACCATCAACAAACTGGATGGATTTATCCGCCAAGTCTGTAATCAGCAGCGCCAGGCGCGCCCCCGCATGAAGGCTCATTCTATGAACTCGGCTGCCAACGCAAAGGTCGCAGACATTCTGACAGGCATCTTTAAGCATATTGAGGTTAACTCGGACGCAGATACCGCATACGATACGGCCTTTGAGTTTGCCGTGCGCATGGGATGGGGTTACTGGCGGGTCGTTACCGACTACACGCGCCCAGACTCCTTTGACCAAGAAATCTACATCAAGCCAATTGCGAACCCATTTACCGTTTACTTTGACCCCAACAGCCAAATGCCAGATGGTTCGGATGCCGAGTCATGCTTGATTACTGAGGTGATGAGCAAAAAGGAATTTAAGGCTCAATACCCTAACGCAGACGATGGCGGTAACTTCAATATGCGCGGTACAGGTGATGCGGATGCCGACTGGATCATGAAAGATGACATTCGGATAGCTGAATGGTGGTATACCGAGCGCAAAAAGACCAAATTGCTTATGCTTTCCGATGGTACGCAAGTCTATAAAGAGGACGCGCCCAGCGCAGAAATGATGATGGCAGCCGGCATTGAAGTGGTGGCCGAGCGCGAAACCATGCGCAAAACCATCAAATGGGCAAAGTTGACCGGTATTGAAATCTTAGAGGAATCAACCTGGGCGGGTAAATACATTCCTATCGTCCCGGTTTATGGCCAGCAGTTGGTAGTTGACGATAAGCGCAAGAAGTACGGCATTGTCCGTATGGCTAAAGACCCGCAGCGGATGTACAACTACTGGCGTACTGCACTTACTGAGTCTGTGGCTCTCGCGCCCAAAGCCAAATGGCTATTGGCAGAAGGCCAAGATGAGGGCCATGAGAATGAATGGAACCTGGCTAACATCAAGGCCACGCCTGTATTGCGTTACAAGCAAAAAGACATCGAAGGCCAACCCGCGCCCGTACCAACACGGTTGCAGCCAGAGCCACCGGCAGCTGGAATTGTTGAGGCCACAAGTGCGATTAATAATGACTTGCAGACCGTAGTAGGCATATTTGACCCAAATATGATGGCTCAAGGCAATATGTCTGGTAAGGCAATCCGAGGCCAGCAGATGCAGATTGATATGTCGAATTTCCATTATTACGACAATCTGACCCGCTCCCTTCAGCAAACCGGGCGCGTAATCTTAGACTTAATCCCTAAGATTTACGACAAAGAGCGCGTTATGCGGATCATTGGCTACGATAATCAGCCCGAAATGGTAACGATTAACCAGCGCTCCGTGGACGAAAGCGGTGCGGAGAAAATACTCAACGATGTAACCGTGGGCGAATACGATGTTTATATGGACACCGGCCCAGGCTACCAATCCAAGCGCCAAGAGGCAGTCGAGTCCATGATTCCGCTGTTGCAGGCCAACCCAGAATTGTTCCAAGCTGCCGGAGACTTAGTGTTCCGCAACATGGACTTTCCAGGCGCGGATGTGATTGCTGACCGCCTGGCAGCCATGAACCCAATGTCTAAGATTGATGAGAAATCGGACATTCCGCCACAGGTTCAGATGCAGCTGATGGCCAGTCAAAAAATGGTTTCCGATTTGCAACAGCAGATTGCGGCCTTGACCATGAACCTACAGCACCAGACCGATGTGCAGAAGATGAAAGAGGAAGGCGCAACCAAGCGCAAACTCATGGATGTTACCTCTAGAGCGTACAACACTGAAACCATCAATGAGGCTAAAGTCAATCAAACCAACATGAAGGCCGTCACCGATCAAAATCGGACTGAGTTAGACGCTATTACCAAACTCCTTTTAAAAGGCATGGATTCTCGCGCCCTGCAGCAAGAAATATCTCGCAGAGATGCAGAGCAAGGCCAAGTGGCCTCTTTTGCGGAAAGCGAAGTTAATATGAATGACTCGCCATTCTTGCAGCAAGAGATGCAGATTGCCCAGCAGCCAATGACCAACCCCCAGATGGATGACCAGATGATGGCGCAGTTTGCAGCGCAAGAAATGCAGCCGCAGCCATTAGAGCAGCCGGCCATTCCTGGCGTACCGATGGGACCTCGTTGACAACTATCGAAAAACAGTTTCTAATAGATTTAACCTACCGATGGGTTCATCGGGTTTATTCTTGGAGTTAATCCATGTCTGACGCAGAAGTAGTACAGGAACCGGCAAGAAAACAAGCCGGCAACATAGTAACAAGTGAGAATTTAGCTGAGTTTCATGCACAAAAACTTGGTTTAGCCAGTCAGGAAACTCCAACTGAGGCCGCGGATGCGGAGCCGGTTGTTGAGCAAGACAGGAGTGAACCAGAGGCAGAAACAGATGCTGTAGCAGGTGAAAAGAAGCACAACCCGAAACTTGAAAAGCGGTTTTCGGAACTGACCAAGCAGCGCGAAGCGGCCCGCCAAGATGCGGATCGTGAGCGTACTGCTCGAGAGGCTCTTGAGGCGCGTTTAAGGGATATGGAGGCTAAGGTTAATCCGCCGAAATCGGATGAGCCAGACCCTAAACCAGACCCAACGCAATTCAATGATGCCCTAGAGTATGCGGAGGCTCTGGCCGAGTGGACTACTGATCGAAAGATGCGGGAGCGGGATCAAGCAGAATTGGCTCGTAAAGTTGAGGCGGAACAGTCGCGGATGCGGCAGAAGTTCCAAGAACGCCTGGATGTTGCGAAACAAGATATGCCGGATTACGAGGATATGATTGCCTCAAGTGATGTTTCGGTTTCACAACCGGTCACAGACGCAATTATTGAGAGTGATGTAGGCCCACAAATCCTATATTACTTGGCCGAAAATCCAGATTTTGCTCGGGAACTGGCGGAGAAATCCATCACTTCTCAACTCCGTGCCATCGGGCGTTTAGAGGCTAAATTTGAGAAATCAGAGCCAACTAAACCGAGCGTAAGAGAACCTGTTGCGAAGAAGTCTAATGCTCCGGCACCGATTAACCCGCTAAAATCCGGCGGCAACCCTAGCGACATTACGCTAGATGCTGACCGTAAATTTCATGGCACTTACCAGCAATGGAAAGCTGCCAGGTCCGCAGGGAAAATTCGGTAATGGGTAACCTTACAATTAATTTGGAGAACTACCATGGCAAATAACTTGCTAACCATCTCCATGATCACCAACGAAGCGTTGATGGTCTTGGAAAACAGTTTGACCTTTACTGGTCGTGTAGACCGTAACTATGATGACCAATTTGCGGTTGTCGGTGCAAAGATTGGTAACACAGTCAATGTCCGCCGCCCAGGTCGTTTCATCGGTACAACCGGCCCAGCGCTGAATGTTGAAGACTTTAACGAGACTTCATCACCAGTAACTCTCTCAACACAGTTCCACGTGGACACACAATTTACGACTCAGGACTTGTCCCTGTCGTTAGATATGTTCTCGGACCGTGTTTTGAAACCAGCTATTGCTGCAATCGCCAACAAAATCGACTTTGACGGCACAACAATGGCAGTAGACAACACAGCTAATACCGTAGGTACAGCTGGTGTAGTTCCATCTGACATCGCAACATTCCTAACCGCCCAGGCATTCTTGGACGGCGAAGGCGCTCCCCGTGACGGTAAGCGTGCTTGCGTGGTTGATCCATTTACTGGCGCTAGTATTGTTGGCTCATTAAAAGGGCTCTTTAACCCACAAGGTACTATTGCTGGTCAGTACGAAAAGGGCATGATGGGTCGCGATACCATCGGTATGAACTGGTATATGGACCAAAACATCGTGTCCCACACCTATGGTTCATATGCAACCGCTACTTTGTCAACTAACACAGCAACCTTTACTGGTTCATTGACAACTGGCTGGGCTCAGACCTCGACCATTACCATTGCAGCTGCAACCGCTAACGCCGGCCTAAAGCAAGGCGATACGATTCAGATTGCTGGCGTGTTCGCAGTCAACCCACAGAACCGTCAACCATACGGTGGTAATGTATTGCGTAGCTTTGTTGTAACTTCCGATGTGACTATCACTTCCGGCAGCACAGCATCTGTAACTGTTTCCCCAGCGATTATTACTGCTGGCCAGTTCCAGAATGTGAGCGTTTTGTCTACCTCGTCAACTGCAGTTGTCACACCGTTCAACAAGACCGGTATTGTCAGCCCACAGAACTTGGTATTCCACCGCAATGCGTTTACCCTGGCTACAGCCGACCTCCAATTGCCTGACGGCGTACATTTTGCAGGCCGTGCAAGCGATAAGGATAATGGCTTGTCGATTCGTGTGGTGCGTCAATACACCATTAACAACGACTCCATCCCAACCCGTTTAGATGTCTTATACGGCTGGGCTCCGCTTTACCCTGAACTCGCCTGCCGCGTAGCAGCTTAATAGGAAAGGAACTTAATCATGGCAAACCCAGGACCAGCAAGTACCCAAACAACCAATTTTCTGTTTAACGGTGATTCAACAGACGGTATTCAAATCGCCGGTGCCGCTGCAGACAAATTGGCGTTTCATGGCTCAACCCCTGTTATCCAGGCGGCTGCAATTACCAATATCGGCAATTCCGCTACTGGTACAGAAATTGCAACTGCTGTAAATAGCATTTTGGTTGCGCTGCGTAATAAGGGCCTTATTGCGACTTAATATCGCATGAGACCTAAAAAGGGCCATTC